ATTTAATGTTTTAAATTGATTAATTATATTGCCTGAAGTTTGAGGCTCTATTTTAATTTCTTTAATTTTAGAAATTAAAAATTGAACGCATAGTTTTAAATATTTTTCAAAACTTGTAAGGAATAAAGTTTTATCATTTTCATTATTAGGAAAATTCCAAATAAATGATTTAAATATAGGTTTTGGTAAACAATCTTCTAATATTTTTTTACTTTCATCATTTTCTATAAATTTTATAAATTCAGAACTATTTAAAATATTAAAAAATTCAATTCTGATTGATGCAATATCTTCTAAACTTATTTGAGCGGCTGGCGAGATAGTGGGAAGTGATTTTGGTTTTGATCCAGGAGATGGTTTCGTTGATTCATCGCCGGATAAAGTGGCAGGAGGCGCAGGAGGATCAGTGGGAGGATCAGAAGAAGGTGCGACAGCGGCAGGAGCAGCAGGAGGAGCAGGAGCAGCAGGAGGAGCAGGAGCAGCAGGAGCAGCAAGAGGAGCAGGAGCAGCAAGAGGAGCAGGAGGAGCAGGAGAGGGTTCGTCACCATCTACAGGAGGTAATATCCTGTCCGGAGTAATTTTTACTTCAATTCTTTCTTTACTTTTTTCAATTTGTCCAAGCAAAGTATATAATTGACTTAATTTGCGAAAAAGATCATTGAATCGAGGTGCAAGTGGCGCAATATCTTTTGAAGATATTATATATTTTTTAAATATATCTTTACCTAATTCATTTATATTGTCAATAATTCCATTAATTGCGGCACCTGAATTTTCGCAAGCGCCACTAATTTGTGGCATAAAATCCTGAGTAAAAGAGCGTAAAAATGCTTTTACGGCTTCAATTGAATTATTATCTTTTGAACTGGTTTTGCATAAAATAATTATAGAAGAAATTTCTTTACATTTATCAAGAATTAAATTAAATAATTGTTCCGATGTTAATGATGAAACCAATTGTTGTCTTACTTCAACTGCTGGATCTTGTCGAAGCGCTGTGGGAGATGATGGAGTGACAACAGCCGGAGATACTGTAGCCGGAGATACCGCAGCTGGAGGCGTGGCAATTTGATTAGAAGGTACAACTTCAGATTCTCCTAAATCAACTTCTTCGGATTCGCCCAGAGAAACTCTTAATTTATCAACAATTTCTTTTATTTCAGAATTATAATAATTTTTGAATGAATTATTATAATTATCCATTCTTTTTAATAATTTAGTTTTTTGATCTAAATAATCTTCTATTTTTCTTTTAATTCTAAATTCTCTCATTTGCTTGAGAGATTCAATAATAAAATTATTTAAAGAAACGGATATTCTTAATAAATTAGATACTGATCTTTTTATTTTAGCCGAAGACTTTGGAAATCTCTTTTCCCAAGATTTTAATGTTCTGGCTCGACCAGAAAATAAACTATGAAGGAAATCAAATAACCCTGCACGCTTAATAAGAAGATTATTGTTATCAAATGCTCTTTTGTTTAAAGATAAAATATCATTTAATACTTGTGGGTCTAAATTTTGAGATAAAATTTGATAATGAGCTTGTAAAAAATCTGCATCTAATTTTTTTAACTCTTCTCCGGCATTTTGAACGGTGTCATAAAATTTAACAACTCCGCCCAAAGCAGAAATATATTCTCTTCGATTAATATCAGATTCTACTCTTTCTAAAATATCTTTTAAAGAACCGTGATCTGTATTAGCTCCGGTAATTAAATTTCTGACAGAATCGTCAACTTCTCTTAACGATTGCATCATGCTTCTGAATTCAGAGTTGGTGGCTTCAATCCATCTGCCTCCCAAATTAATGGACTCTCTAATTTCTCCCATTAATCCAAATTCTTGAGCTAATTTATTAATCTCTTTATTAAGATAATTGTATCTATTATATTTCATGGTAGACCTTATGATATATAATGCCTAATTATGCTGGAGGAGGAGGTGGCGGTTCAACGGGAGGAGGTCCTCCCATTCCGCCACCCAAATCTAATGGAGGCATACCGCCAGGACCACCTTCTCCTGGAACTGGACCGCCTGCTCCCGCACCAGCAGCTGCAGCGTCTTTTGGCTCAGGAATTTCATCATCTTCATCAAGGGAACGAAGTTCGTTGAGTGATAGAGTGTCCAAAGCGGCTTTTTCTTTCTTAGCAATAGCGGATTGAATAGCTTCTTTGCGCATATTACGGATTTCATTTTCAGCATCTAAACCAAGAGAACGATAAAGAGTATGAAGAGAGGCTCTTTTTTGTTCCCCTTCTCCTTGAGTCAAATTAACTAAATTTTGAACATAATCCGCAGTATCAAAAAGAGAAATGTGATTCCAATCAACATCTGGAATAATTAATTGTTTTTCGCCGTTCTTGTATTCATAAAAACCTTGAATTTTAGCAATAGGGGCAAAAATTTTGCGTTTAAGCCAAGATGCCATCATATTACGGAATTGCATGTAACGTTGACGTAAAACGTCAAGAGCAACACCGCCGTTAGCATATGTTGTATCGCTGCCTCCATCCATAAGAACAGATGGTACTTGTAAACCAGTATAAATTTCTTTTACTAATTGAGTAATGTCTCCAGAGATATCATAAATGCCTCCACCAGAACCGACTTTTTCAACAGTAACTCCTTCGTGAGTAAAAATTTTAAAATCTTTATCATATTGAGCTGATTCAAAAGTACTGCGCCAAGCCTCTAAATCGGCATGCGTGGGTTTATAATCCGCACTTCCAATTTTAACTAAAGTTAAAGGATTAATCATATTAGATGCTTGAGCAAACTTACTTTCTCTTAACGTATCAAAGAGCATAAGTTGTCTAAAGACTGCTACAGGTAATCCGGTGCCTCTCATTTCATATGGTGAAATTCTTCTAGCAATATGAGAAACATGAAAATTATCCATAGGAATATTATCTCCACGCTTTACACAATCAACAATATATTGATTTAATTGCTTTCTCTGTTCTACATCTCTGGGCTTGTTGGAAAATACTATTTTTTTTAAATTTTCGTCTGGGCGTAAAGCAATGCTAGGCTCATCTGCTGCAATGGTGCGGTTGACTACCATATAATCCGGATTTTGTATTAACAGTCTAGACCATTTGCCTTTATTTTTATCATAATCAGCGTAGACGAAAGATTCTCCTAATAACCAAAATTCTTGAGCAATTTGAACGCACATGTTCATAAGATCTAGCTCATCAATCATATCATTAAAGAATTTTTCTACTTCTTTATTGTAGCATTTAATATTTAACCTACTAATAGGATAAGTGCTATGCAAAGAGACGGCGTTTTGCACAAATGGATTTAAAGCAAAAAAACTTCGACACCAAGCATTAATAGTAGCTCTATCTCTTGGTAAAGATAAATTACTATTTAGCCATAAAGGAGAATATACTTCTGGAGTTTGCTTTACCGTATCTCCAGAGCCTACGGCATTGGTTCCATAGGTATTAGAAGATACTAATTGGGCTTGTTTTTTAATACCTATAGAAGCAGTTACTAAGCCATTCGCTGTCATTCCACCATCTTTAGCAACCGTGGCGCCAGAACCTTCTTTAAATAATCCTTTTTCTACCTCCATGGCAAGAGTAGCTCTACGTTGTTCCGACACGCTTTGAGCCATTAATGCGCTTACTTGAGGAGCAGCATTTTTCTTTTCTAAATATTCTTGCGCCTTTGATTTTTCCATAATGATAATGCCTTTGCGTTACTATATATACTAATATATCTAAATATCTATAGTTTATTTTTACCACAAAGAAATAAAATGACTTTAAAAATTGATAAATCTAAAATACCCAGTAATGCTATTTTAACATGTAAGATGCTTCAGGATGCTGGATACGAAGCTTATTTAGTAGGTGGATGCGTCCGAGATTTATTATTAGGAGAATCCCCAAAAGATTTTGATATTACTACTAATGCTACTCCAGAAGAAAGTAAAAAAATATTTTCTCCTAAAAAAGAAGGGGATAAATATCCTAAATATTATGAAACTGGGATTGAACATGGAACAATTACTGTAGCTTTAGGTCCAGACCAAAACACAGATCATTTTGAAGTAACGGTATATCGCTCAGAAGGGGACTATACTGATGGTAGAAGACCAGACGAAGTTTTTTTTGAAAAAAACTTAATAAAAGATTTAGAAAGAAGAGATTTGACCATAAATGCCATTGCTTATGATCCAGTAAACGATGTAATTAAAGATCCATTTGACGGGCAAAAAGATTTAAAAAATAAAAAAATAAAAGCTGTAGGCAGTGCCGATAAAAGATTCCAAGAAGACGGATTAAGAACCATGAGGGCGGCGAGGTTTGCTGCTAGGTTTAATTTTTCTTTAGAAGATGATACTAAGAAAGCTATCTCTAATAATTTAACAACTCTTGAAAAAGTAAGCAAAGAAAGATTGCAAGATGAGTTGATGAAAACTTTAAAAACTAAAGATCCTCAAAAGGGCTTAGAAATATTGCAAGAAACTGGATGCACTAAATTATTAGGCGAAGGCTTGGCTAATAACCCAGAATTAAATGCTAATATTAATAAATTAAATTTATGTAGCAACCCTATCAGCAGAATATCTTTATTATTTAATGGAGTAAGCTCTGAAGCAGTGGAAAATAATTTAAGATTTTTAAAATTCTCTAATAGCGAAATTAAAAAAATTACTTTTTTAGTTAAAAAAATTACTGAACTAAAGTCTAAGGTCGAATAATTGAAAGATTCTATTAATATAAAAAAATTTATAACTGCATTTAAAAATGAAGCAAAAGAAGATTATGATCGCTTGATTGTTGATTTTGCAGAAATTGCTAGAGCTTTAGACATACCGGTAGAAAAAATATTACAATCAGGGTCCGAAGAAATAATTACTGAAAAAGATTTTAAAAAAGTAATTAATGGCAGTGATTTAATATCTATCGGCGTGCCCGCAG